CATAAAATGGCTGATGGCACATTGCATACAGGTAAAGCACATACTAAATCTAGTAAACGTTTGTATCACTTTAAAGATTTATCTAAAACGGCACAAGCTAAAGCTAGACCTAAGAAGAAAAAGAAATAACATGCCAGCTAAAAAAGGACTATACGCTAATATGAATGCTAGAAAAGCAAAAGGTATTAGCAGACCTAAATCTAAAAGTACTGTGTCATCTAAAGCTTACGCAAACATGAAAGAAGGTTTTCCTAAAGCTAACAAAGGCATGTACGTTAAGAAGATGAAGAAATAACAACTATGGCTAGACAATTAACGGAAAACCAACAAAACTTCTTAGAGGTACTGTTTGATCAAGCAGGTGGAGATGTAGTAACAGCTAAAAAACTGTCAGGCTACAGTGACAATACACCTACGCGCATTATAGTTGAGTCACTAAAAGAAGAGATAATGGACGCTACACGTTCTTACTTCGCTAGGACTGCACCTCTTGCAGCTTTTGCATTAGGTAACGCTATGAATGACCCTACTGAGTTAGGCATAAAAGAAAAAATGGTAGCAGCTAAAGATGTATTAGATAGAGCAGGTATAATTAAAACGGATAAAGTAGACATCCAAGCATCTAGTAGTGTATTTTATTTACCACCTAAAGAGGGTAGCAATGAATAGAAACTATAAGGGCGAATACAAAAATTACCAAGGTAAACCTGCACAGATAAAGAAACGTGCATCTCGCAACACGGCAAGAGCTAAGATGGTAGCTGGTGGTGTTGCTAAAAAGAGTGACGGTAAAGATGTAGCGCATAAAAACAACAACCCTCTAAACAATAGCCGTAAAAACCTTAAAATGTCTACTAAGGCAGCTAATAGGTCTTTTCCTAGAACAAAAACAGCTAAAAGAAGAGCTACTTAGTAGAACTGTAAGATTATAAGATGTATCTTCAAAAAGAATGGTTAGGTTACTGGGAATTACCTAAACCAAATAAAGGCAAAGAGCGAGCGTGGCACACTATAGCGCGTGTTAGTCGTACTATACCTTTCGGATACGAGTTAGATAAAGATAATGATAAACTTTTACAGCCTATACTCATACAATTAGAAGCATTAGAGCTTGCAAAGCGTCACTTAAAGCAGTATGCTTACAGAGAAGTAGCAATTTGGTTAACAAAACAAACGGATCGTTACATTTCTGGTGAAGGTTTAAGAAAGCGAATAACAATTGAGCAAAAACGTAAACGAACAGCTTCAATTAAACGCAACCTTGCCAGAAGGCTCAAAGAAACGCTTGAAGAAATCCAAAAGCTCGAAGAAAAAGGTATTGGCAGCTACACCCGTCAAGAAGAAACAAACTAAAGTAGCACCCGTCAAGCCTATAATACGCGAAATACCTATAGAAGAACTACAAAACATAGTTTTTGCACCTAATAAGGGTCCACAAACAGATTTCTTATCTTCTTCAGAGCGAGAGGTACTATATGGAGGCGCAGCAGGTGGTGGAAAAAGTTATGCGATGCTTGCAGACCCCTTACACGGTTTAAATAACGCTAATTTTAGTGGATTATTAGTACGACACACAACTGAGGAACTACGTGAACTTATACAGAAAAGTCAAGAGCTATATCCTAAAGCAATTCCAGGCATTAAGTGGTCTGAACGAAAAAGTCAATGGACTTCGCCTAAAGGTGGTAGATTATGGATGTCGTACCTCGATAAAGACATGGATGTCATGCGTTACCAAGGTCAGGCTTTCAATTGGATTGGTTTTGACGAACTTACACAATGGAGTACTCCTTACGCTTGGAATTATATGAGATCAAGACTCAGGAGCGCACACTCCGATGAGTTAGGTTTGTATATGAGAGCTACTACCAACCCAGGAGGTGCAGGACACCAATGGGTTAAGAAGATGTTTATAGATCCTAGCCCAGCTAAAGATCCTTTCTGGGCTACAGACATAGAGTCAGGCGATACAATAATATATCCTAAAGGGCATAGCCGTGAAGGAGAACCACTATTTAAACGTAGGTTTATACCTGCTAGTTTGTTTGATAACCCTTACTTGTCACAGGGTGGTGACTACGAAGCGATGCTTCTCTCACTACCTGAGCATCAACGTAAGCAACTACTAGAAGGTAACTGGGATGTTAACGAAGGTGCAGCGTTTCCTGAGTTTAACCGTAACATACACGTAGTTGATCCTTACAGTATACCTAAGAGTTGGACTAGATTTAGAGCGTGTGACTACGGATACGGAAGTTGGACTGGTGTAGTATGGATGGCAGTAACTCCGTCAGAACAATTAGTAGTATACAGAGAAATGTACGTCACTAAAGTAACAGCTACCGATTTAGCTGACATGATACTTGAAGAAGAACAAGATGACGGTGCAATTAGATATGGTGTGTTAGATTCTTCCCTGTGGCACAACAGAGGCGATACAGGACCTAGTTTAGCTGAACAGATGAACATGAAGGGTTGCAGATGGCGGCCTTCCGACAGAAGTAAAGGCTCTCGTGTCTCAGGTAAAAATGAAATACATAGAAGGTTACAGGTAGATGAGTTTACAGAAGAACCTAGATTAGTGTTTTTCTCTACTTGTACTAACACAATAGCGCAAGTACCTAGTTTACCCCTAGACAAACGTAACCCTGAAGATGTAGATACACACGCAGAAGACCACTTATATGATGCTTTACGTTACGGTGTTATGACAAGACCAAGAAGTTCTTTATGGGATTTTAATCCTGCCACACAACGATCTGGCTTCCAAGCGTCAGATTCAAAATTTGGATATTAACATATGGCTGAAGATGATCTAGACTACAATATTGAATCCGATGAGTCTTCTTTTATAGACGACATTAAAAATATGGAAGATCAAGAAGACACTTCTGTAGGAAAAATATCTAATTTTGTTGAAGGTAAATTTAGTAAGGCTGAAGACGCTAGACAAAATGATGAGATACGATGGCTACAAGCTTATCGTAACTACAGAGGTTTGTATGGCCCTGATGTGCAGTTTACGGACACAGAGCGTTCCCGTGTATTCGTTAAAGTAACAAAAACTAAAACACTAGCAGCCTACGGTCAAGTTATTGATGTTTTGTTTGGTAACTCTAAGTTCCCTCTAAGTGTAGACCCAACTAGTTTACCTGAAGGTGTAGCTGACACAGTACACTTTGAAGCTAATCCTAAAGCTGAAGAAGGTATGGACGCAATTAAGAAAGCATTCGATAGACCTACATTTTCTCCTGATAATACATTAGAACCTGGCGATACAATGGAGTCTATAAAAGATAGACTAGGTGCATTAAAAAATAAACTTGAGCCTGTAGGTGATAAACTAATAGAAGGTCCAGGACCAACACCTACAAGTATTACTTTTCATCCTGCGTTAGTTGCAGCTAAGAAGATGCAGAAAAAGATACACGATCAGCTAGAAGAGTCAGGTGCTAATAAACAACTAAGGTTAGCCGCATTTGAGTTAGCTTTGTTTGGTACAGGTATTATGAAAGGGCCATTTGCTGTATCTAAAGAGTACGCTAATTGGGACGAAGGTGGTGAGTATAACCCTACAATTAAAACAGTACCGTCAACTAGTAATGTATCTATATGGAACTTTTATCCTGACCCTGATGCAGCTAACATGGATGAAGCTGAATACATAGTAGAACGCCATAAGATGTCTCGCTCACAAATGAGAGCATTAAAAGATAGACCTTTCTTTAGAAAGAACGCCATAGACCTGTCACTAAACATGGGAGAGTCCTACACTAAGAAGTGGTGGGAACAAACTATGGAAGAAACAGAACACGGCTCACAGGCTGAACGCTATGAAGTATTAGAGTTCTGGGGTTTTGTAGATAGAGAGATACTAGAAGAATACGAAATAGATATACCTAAAGAGTTAAAAGACGCAGAACAACTAAACGTAAACATATGGATATGTAACAACGAAGTACTACGTTTAGTTATGAACCCATTCAAACCTTCTTACATTCCGTACTACGCTGTACCGTATGATGAGACTAACTTAGTACCTGGACAAGACCTAAGTGTATACCCAGGCAAAGTCTTTAGACGGCAGGGTGGTGCGCCAGGTCAAGCTATTTTTGGCACTAAGTTCCCTAATGTAGCCCAAGAGAATATGCAACTGTTTGATAAAGCGAGGGTATTAGCCGATGAAAGTACTGGTTTCCCATCTTTTGCACACGGACAAACAGGCGTATCAGGGGTGGGACGAACTGCTTCTGGGATTTCTATGCTTATGTCTGCAGCTAATGGTTCTATACGAACTGTTATAAAGAACGTAGATGACTACTTGATTAACCCATTAGGTAAAGCATTTTTTAACTTTAATATGCAGTTCGACTATGATCCAGAAATAAAAGGTGACTTAGACGTTAAAGCGCAAGGTACTGAATCACTAATGGCTAACGAAGTTCGTAGTCAACGATTAATGCAGTTCCTACAGGTTGCACAGAACCCAATACTTGCTCCATTCGCTAAGATGGATTACATTATACGTGAGATAGCTATTAGTATGGACTTAGACCCAGACAAAGTGACTAACTCATTAGCTGACGCAGCAATACAAGCTGAGATACTTAAAGGCTTCACAGCCCCTCCTGAACCTGCTCCAGGACCTGAAGGTGGCGCACCTGCTACACCTAGCCCTGCTGGTGCTGCACCTACGGGTCAAGGTCCACAGTCTCCTGCAGATATGTCTGGTGGTGGTGGTGCTAACATAGGTATAGGCGGTGCTGCAGCTCCAGGTGAACAAGGCTTTAGTGGGAATGTACAGTAATGGGTAGTTTTGCTAGACTAGCTGCAGAGGCATTAAGTGAGTTTTTGGATAAACCAAACTTACCTGTTATAAAACAAGCAAAGAAAATTAATAAAGTAGCTTCTATTCCTATAAAAGAAGAAATAGTAAAAAAAGGACTAATGGCTAGATAATGACAGACAGTTACGTAGATAACATAATAGCACTTAAGAAGATAGTAAACGATAAGTCTGTCTGGGTTGCTTTTGGTAAAACACTAGATGATAAAATAAATCAAGTACACGTTAAGATGGAGC